TGCCTTGACTTTGAAATTGCAGGAGTAAAAATCCCCAACGTTATCGGTGCCATGGGTGCTCCTGATGCAAAGAAGGATCCTAAAGCTGATATTGTATTTGTCACCTGTAAGGATGGGTGTCTTGAGTATACGGGATTTGCATCCTTGAAAGACGGCACAGACGTGAAGCACTTCCAGCAATGGGGTGGTCTCTCTGCATTCAAGACCCACCCAGAGGTCAAGAAGTTTGGTGAAGATTTGAAACAGATGTACCCTAAGGGCATCACCGCCGCTGGTGGTGGTGTTAATATTGGTAGAGAAATCGAAGACACCTCCTTGAAGATCGAAGCGATCTATGGACCTAGTTACAGGAGAGGTCAATACAATTCTGAGTCTGTTCAGTTTGTCATTCAAGGTACACCACAGAGAATTCAGAAGTCTGGTAATACTTACAAATTAGTCACTGGATCTACTCATATGTACAGTGACAGTATTCAAGATCAAAATGAATTGATGACTGGTGCAACTAGACCAGTGTTTATGGCTAGATCTGACACCAAGAGATCTGACCTTGGAGTTCCTGGCACCAGAATATTCATCTATTCTGCTGGTGGTCGTACAAACTGGAATTGGATCTGATGGCAAACGTAGTTCAACTCAAGCACTTAGAACACCTTGAAGATGAGATGCTGAACTATGGCGTCGATGGATGCCATGCTGCTGTTCGATTCATGCGAGAACTTCTGAAGATGCTCGGTGAGAAGAAGGGGTCTGGTTTTATGCAGACCAAGTGGGACGGAGCACCTTCTGTTGTTTGTGGTACAGATCCCCAGACAGGAAACTTTTTTGTTGCAAACAAATCTGCGTTCAACGTAGGGTCTCCAAAGATTGCATTTAACTATGAAGAGGTTGAAACTTTGTATGGCACAGGTGGTCTTGGAGATACATTAAAGAATGCACTGAGATACTTTTCTCAGATGGATATCAAGGGTGTTGTGCAGGGAGATATTCTTTTCACTGATAGACTGAAGAAGAGGCAGATTATTGATGGTACTGAGTATGTAACCTTTACTGCAAACACACTCACTTACGCAATTCCTACTAGTCATCCACTGGGTAAGAAGTGCATCGAAGCAAAGATTGGAATTGTATTCCACACGCACTACTCTGGTGATAACTTCGCTGAGATGCAAGCACTCCCTGGTGCAGATGTTCCTCAGAACAATGACTTACCTCAAGTATTGATGCTTGAAAATGACACACCGTTAGCAGACACCGCAGTCTCGTCAGGAATACTTAGTAAGTTCTCTACCAACGTAGGTATCATTGAGAGGATGTGCGGTATTTCTGGTGAGTTTTTAGACCATCTTGTATCACATATGGGCAAGACTGGAGACCTGAAGTATCACGTTGCATCTTATGTGAAGCAATTCTTCAACGATGAGATTAGGAACCAGAGAAATGTCAACATGGATTCTAGAGTTACCCTGAAAGCATTGGGTAAGTTCTACCATGAGAAGATGATGAAGGAGATTGATAAAGTAAAGTCTCCTGCTGCTAAGACTAAGAAGCGTGATCTCATGTACAAGGGTCTGAAGTATTTGGAGGATCACGAAAGAGAGTTTCGTGCAATGCTGACCCTATATAGAAAGATAGCAGAGAACAAACAACTTGTTATTGATGAGTTAGACCGTGTAGAAAATGCAGGTCCCATCAAGTATTTTGTAAAGCAGGAAGGTGGTTACAAAGTGACCAATCCTGAGGGATATGTTCTTCACCTGGATGGAGACATGATCAAACTTGTGAACCGTTTGGAATTCTCATACAACAATTTCACGGTAGAGAAGGAATGGAAATAGTAGATTACAAACCAGTCTACTTTACGTTTGGTAGGTTCCAACCATGTACTCATGGACATGAATCTAACTTTCAAGCTTTGCGCTCAATTGCAAAAGGTCATGACTGGTTTATCATTCCATCTCCTAGTGTTGGTGGTGATGAAAACCCTCTGCCTGTGGACGTTAGAATTAAGTATATGAAGAAAGCACTTCCATGGGCAAGGAACCATATTATAGCTCCGTCCTACGTAACTAGAGCTGGTGCGAACAATCCAGTTGTTGCATCTATCCAGTCTCTGCAGGATATGGGGTATGATAAGTGCTACATGGTAGTTGGTAGCGATAGAGTGAAAGCCTTTGAGTGGACCAAGAGGGGGAATGGAAAGGACTACTCTTTCTATGATTATGACATCATCAGTTCTGGAGAGCGTGATGCTGATGGTGATACCTTTGCTATCTCTGGTACAAAGATGCGTCGGGCAGCAGTGGTTGGTGATGAGAAAACCTTTGCAGCGGGTATGCCAAAGGCATTGAGCGAGAAGGATACCAAGGATCTGATGAAAGAAATTCAGCGCAGAATGCCATAGGTTATAAATATAATTTGATACGTAAATTACATTAATGAAGAGTTTTTCCGACTTCAATAAGAAAGCTCAAATGGCTGAGAAGAATATCACCCGTGATAAGTTCTACAAGAACGAAGTATATAAGAAAGGTGAGTGGATTCTTACTGAGGATGGACGTGTAGGTAAAATTATTCGTCGTGGACCTAACTATGTTCTGTGTCTGACGACAGAAGAAACTACATTCCGTACTTGGATCACTGATATTAAAGAAGCATTTGAGATCGGAACTGATGCGTATAGAGAGTACCTCCAATCTCTCACCCCAGGAGAAAAGGTACAACCCTTTTCAAAGACCAAAGTAAAACAAGTCATCCCACCTGACCCCAAAAAAGATAAGATGGAAAACAACGAGTACGTAGCAGCAGTGGCAAACGCCCTGTCTAAAAAATCGACTGGACTTTTATCCGCTAACACAAGAAGCGTTGATGAATCCTGGCGTTATGATAGATCTGCTAAGATGGCAAACAAGGATCCTAAGGGTCTTGGTGCTGACGGAGTTGGCGGTGGTGACGCACCTGGCATGAAGATGGCAGAACCAGAAGGCACCGAAGGAAAGCCTAAGGTCAAGAAGGTTAAGCACTCCTGTGCTACAAAGGTTGAGCACTCCGAGTGGGGCGAGGGCAACTGCATGAAGGAGATGCATACTCTCGATGAGCAAGGTAACATCACTCACTATGATGTTATGTTCGAGCATGGTCTTGAGCAGAACGTTGCTGTTGCAGCACTGAACGTTCTTGTTAGTGAGATGCACGAGCATGTAGTGAATGATCTCAAGAACGCTGAGGTTCTTGATGAGAAGAAAAAGAAACTTGATCCCGTTGGTAAAGAAGACGGTGACGTAGACAACGATGGTGATAAGGATGCTTCCGATTCCTATCTGATGAACCGCCGCCGTGCAGTTTCCAAGGCGATGGGAAAAAAGATGAAGGAAGAGGTTGAGGAGATCGATGAAAAAAAGGGACTGTACGCCAATATCCATGCTAAGAGAGAGCGTGGAGAGTCTCCTGCGAAACCAGGCGACGATGATTATCCAGCAAAAGACGCCTTCAAAAAGTCAGCAAGAACCGCCAAGAAAGAATCCGTAGAACTGGATGAGGTTGCTCCTCCAGGTGCTAAGGCAGAGCGTATGGTTAAGCACATCAAGAAGTCCTATGCTTCTGATGGCAAACTGACCGAGAAGGAAAAGGGTATTGCTTACGCTACCGCTTGGAAACATGCTAATAAAACCAAGAAGGAAGAAGTAGAAATCGAAGAAGGCATGAAGCAAGCTCGTGCTAACGTCGGTGCTTCTACCTGCTGGGATGGTTACGAAGCAAAGGGAACTAAGACCAAAGGCGGTAAGGAAGTTCCTAACTGCGTGAAGAAAGAGAGCACCTTCTCTTCCTGGCGTCAGGAGATCAACGAAAAAAAGTAAAGGGTCCCGTCGAGATCATGCCAACACTGGAAGATCCCGAGGGACAGAAGCAGGGCGATAAGAAAATGCCCAAGGCACCCAAGCAGAAAGAAGAGTCTGCTTGCAATCACACCAAGGAAGGTGTAGAATGTCCTGTACATGGTACAAAGGGTTGCCCTACTGAACGCTGAATGAGAAAGATCTGGCACGAGGATAGCATTCAAACGCTATCCTCTTTTTGTAATCTTCAAAATAATTATCAAGACATCATCCCAGAAGTTCTAAGGTTCGTTGATGATAACCAACGCATCCTTGATGAATGGCGTCTGGACAAATGGGTTGATGATCGGAATCTAGGTAGAGTTAAACTGTGGGATGGAGACTGGCGTGTCATTCCATTCCCCATTGATTGTGTAGGTACGACTGCAACTACTGAGGACTTTGAACTCAGTGAGATGGTCACATTCACTAAGTTGTTTAACACCACCACTGAACGCTGTCGTGAGGTCTTACCTTTAATAAAGCAAAGTTTTATTAAAACTTGTCCGCTTACCTTTAAATACTTAAAGGAAGATATCGATAACAAACTCTTGAAGTCTGCTACGATATCTCGTTTGTCACCTGGGACTGTCATCAATCCTCACAATGGAGACATCGATTCACTACGCATTCACTTTCCTGTCATTGCAGATCCTGGCGCATGGATTAAAGTGCGCGGGAGAAGAAGGGTGTGGAATGTCGGTGAGGTATTTGCATTCAAAGATCATGACAAGCACTGGGTCAAGCATGAAGGAACTCATGACCGCATCATTGTCATTCTCGATTATAGTATTGAGCAATTAAACAAACATGGAATCGTTCTTCAAAATTGGGAAGAAGAAGCTATATAGAATAGATCCATTTTGAGGACACAAAAATGTGGGCATTACTATTTCCCCTTGCTAAGAAAACACTGGGACACCTCCTTGACAGAGATGAGGTTCGTCGCTATCTTGTAGATATTCTTCGTGCCCTTGCAGAGAGTACGGATAATAAGTTGGATGATGGTGCGGTTGACGTAGTGGAAGCACTCCTCTTCAAAAAGGCAGAAGAGGAATGATATATAGGGGGCAGCAAACGCCCCCTTTTATAAATAAAATATAGACATTCGCTACACTTGGAGAAACCATGTCCTTATACGGAAGAACGGACAGCACCGCCAACCAGACTAAGGCTGGGCGCGGTGTTGCGACAGATTCAAACACAAAGACAATCGTCTTCATTGACGATACCGAAGCTCAACTTGAAGAGAATAAATCTCGTGGATTGACTTCTCCAGGTTGGTGGGCTTATGATACCTATACCGATATGCACGGTAACACCCGTCACAAGGCGGAACTTATGGTATTCATCGCAGGTCCAGATGGTACTGAGACCCTTGCTGATGACGCATATGCAGCAGACATCACTTCGCTGATCAGCATCTCTGTTCAGCCTGCTAACGCAACTACTTATGCCCCTGCTGGTGCTGTTGCAGTATTCAGCCACAATGGTGTTGCTGATGCATCCAGAACTCCTAATGCTTCTGGATATACAGTCACCGATGCTGCAGGTAGCGCAGCTGGTACTGGCGCAGACTTCCTGGTCGTCGTTGCTGCTGACGGCACCCCAACTGTTACTCTCGTTTCGGGTGGCACTGGTTATGTTGATGGTGAAACAATCACCATCGCTGACGCTTCTCTTGGTGGTGGCGGTGGCGCTGCTATTACGGTCACTGTTACTACCGCTGCAACCGCTGCTCACACCTTCAGTGTTACTGCATCTTCTACTGGTGCTGGTGCTTCCCTCACCTATCAGTGGCAGAAACTTAACGCAGGTGGCGAGTGGACAGATGTTGCTGCAGCAACTAACGCCACATTGGCACTCACTTCGCTTACCGCTGCTGATGACAACGGTGATCAGTACAGAGTTAAGATCAACAACTCCATCGGTGGCGTTGAACTTATCTCCGATGCTGCAACTTTGACTGTACTTGATAGAACTTGATAAATGATTTTTGATGAGTTGAATGAAGATAACTATCTTCTCTTCGCTATTAGAAATTATGACAATCCTCAAGCGGCAACCAAAGAGGATTTCTATGAAGACTTGAGGCGCTTTAAGTATATAAAGCGCCTCTTGAAAAAATATCATAAGGGCAGCGAAGTCAAATTGAACCTCCTTTTGAATCACATCATTATCGTGTATAATGTTTTTGGTGATGCTGCTCCATTGCTTCTCTTCTATAAAATGGAACGAGAGTATTGGTCTGATATTAAAACAATCATGATCTTCCTTAACAGATATCCAGAAATGGATACTGATAGTTTGAGAAGGATCGAAATCAACAAACCTTTCCTAGAGGAGTTAGAAAAATTATGATGGGTTCAGCAGGCATTACCAATGTAGGTCCTATCAATACACCTACCACTGGTCAGGGTGCTATTGCTGGTTTTGATCCTATCATGAGGTTCTCTAAGAAACAAACTAAAAAAAGAAAGAAGCAGGAATCTGCTGGTAAGCAATGGATGCGTCGTAGAGACGATCCCACCTACATAGATGGTAGAAGCAAAACAGCTCGCAATCTTATTAAACGTCTCGCTAAGCGTAAAAAGAAAATGTCTGAAGAAACTATTTTAGAAGCAGAACAATCTAATGCCAGCGGTGGTGAAAACACCAAGCAGGCATACAAGTTCATTGCTCAAAAGCGTAAGGTTCTTAAGAAGCAAGAGCGCGAGAAGCGTAATGCAAATCGCAAGCAAGAGATCCAGATGATCTCCCGTGCTAAGTCTTCCGACTATCAGAAGAAAGCAAAGGAGCGTCAGAAGAAACTCTCCCAAAATATTCAGACAACTAAAGATCATGTAGAGTGGGAAGGTATCGTATACCTGGAGAGCCTGCTTGAGCAGATCGAAAGCGAGAACGAGAATCCAGTAACCTACTTCTTCAACGACGAAAGCGAACTGGAAGTCACCAAAGAGATGGCAGAAGAATTTGTTGCTAGATTTGGTGAACTCAGCGAGGAGAACATGGAGAAGTTCTCTGACATGATCCCTTCCTCTGCTGATTCGATGATCAACTTTATGAGTATGTAATATGCAACTTGGATATATTGATGTATTCACTGAGGAGCAATCCAACCAAGTAGTTCAAACTGTAGACAAATTACATAAACTCTGGATTCGGAGAGCACCCGAACCTCTTGACTTCTTTACTCTTGGCGCTGTCACCTACATGGAAGGTGTGACTAGCAACAAGAAATATCACCTCCATAAAGATAAGCTCAACCCTGTGCTGAAGAAGCACTTCGGTTGGGCTTATGATATTTTGTTGGCAAAGTTGACTGAGGCAGTTGGTCCATGCCAACTGTGTGACTTAGTTGCTTACCCTGGGTTCCATGTCTTTGGGCACAAACCAGGACAACTATCAGATCCATACTGTGCTGAAAGGTTTGGTAAACCACTGGCATCTCTGCACGTTGACATTCAGTACAGGGATCATATGCCTGTCTGGGAAACATATAAAGAGTATGACTTGGAAGATCCATTGTCATTCACCCTTGCATTGGAACTCCCTAAGACTGGTGGTGGGTTGTTCTTGTGGGACTGGATGGAGATGGATCAATCCATGATCGCTAAGTTCAACTTCCAATCCAACTCTGAGAAAGATCAAACTCTCAGAACGTTCATGGAACATGCTGAGAACGTAGACTTCAAGAATAGACCAGAGTTCTTCCAGAGTGAACTGCAGGATACACTCAACAGGGTGACTGGATGTGCTGATGAATTTATCAGACACCACAGTGAGAATGATCCCAGAGAATCAAAAGAGTTCTGGGAGAATGGATCTCTACCCATGAAGTATGATCCTATCTACGACAGCAAACCACTCGTAGTTCCATATAAAGTTGGACAACTCTTCTATCACACTGGGCATGTCTTGCACCAGATCGTTCCAGGATATAAACTGGATGTAGAAGATAGAAGAATTACTCTTCAAGGTCATGGTGTTAAATGTGATGGTGTATGGCAACTGTACTTCTAGATTTTAATCGCATCCAGATTCTAACCCCAGAACAAAACGAAAAGGTCTTTCAGGAACTTCTGGGTGCAAGGAATGTTTGGTTGCGTAGGAACAACTGGCATCCTGCTATTGAGATTGCTGGTCCTGACAGTGGTATAGAAGACTATGTTCATTACTCTACTGTTGGTGCCACTCTCTACATGGATGCTAGGGATAGAGGATGGAAACTCTATGGTAAACTGCGCGACATGTACAACCGCCTGCTATGGAATAGACTTGGGTGGTTGTATGATACATTCCTAGAGCAGATCCAAAATGAGATTGGTGATGCTGAATATGATAGTGGTCTTGCCTTGCCAGGCTTCCACATTTACGAGTTTCTTGACGCCCCAGACGACAAGAAGCATCATCGCTGCCTACACTACGATGGTCAGTGGTGGTGGGGTAAGAGATACTTTGCTGAGAAGTACAAGGAAGTTGACTTTAGAAACCAACTGAGTTATACCTTCTCGATCAAGGTGCCACACAATGGCAGTGCCATCGCTCTGTGGAATCTTCCAGAGGACTACCATGCCAAGGCAAGATCCCTGCAGGAACAGAACTGGCATCCAGTCATAGACAGGTATCAGACTGTTGAGTATGTGCAGGAGATCAGACGCAACCACGTCATCGAAGATCCCTGGAAGTTTGATCTGTTCAATGAGAACTGTGGTGAACTGGATCAATATATACCGTATGTCAT